GATGCTAATAAAGGTGATGGTGGAGAAGTTGAAATTGTAGCTATCAAAGCTTAATTAAAAAATTAATGTGTTTCTGAGGGGGAACACCACATTATTAACCAGAAGAACACCCACTACTTGCAAGTCTAGGTTCCCCCTCACCAAAGACAAGCAGATACGTAGTGGGTGTTCGTTTATTATCCTAGAGGGGAAAAACTATGAGTAAAATTAAAGGCTTAATTGCCAAAGAAACAGCAACTTGGGTTGAGTTTCCTGATATTGAAGGTTTTGAAATTCACCTTCGTTATTTAACGCGCGAAGATCTAATGAAAATTCGTAATAAGAGTCTAACTTATAAATTTAATAAGCGAACTCGTCAACGTGAAGAAGAAGTTGACAATGAAAAATTTCTTGAAAATTATGCAGAAAAATCTATTGCGGGATGGAAAGGTCTTAAGGTAAAGCATTTACCGGTTCTTTTGCCTGTTGACATTTCAACAATGGACGCCACAGAAGAAGTAGAGTATTCTATGGAAGATGCAATTGAACTTTTGAAAAATTCAACAATTTTTGATCAGTTTGTTACAGATACCATGAATGATTTTGAACAGTTTTCAGTAAAAAAGAAAGAAACTGACACAAAAAACTAACTGACTACCTTCAAAGTTCTTTTGGAGGTGGTGGTTTAACAGCAGATCAATATATATTGATGTGTGAACAGATGGGTTGGGAACCAAAAGAGGAAGAATTACCTCAAGATGGTACTAACTTATCTTTAGAGTGTCAACAAGCACTGACTATTCTTAATGCTTTGCCCGATAATTGGGAGGGAATGAATGGTACCTGGTTAGGAAAAGATTACTCTGGTCTTAGTGCTGTTATGGATATATATCAAGTTGAGAGTAGACGTGAGGTTTTTGAACTACTAAAAGAGGCTGAGTCTATTCTAGGTAAATATTATGCACAACAGACAAAGTCACGTAAGTAAGGGGATAGCCGTTGGCAACTATAAAAAATACTTTAGAAACTAAGTTTACTACTAAAGGAGCACAAAGAACTGTAAAAGAAACTGAGCAGATTGGTAAGGCCCAAACTCGTTTAGCTCAAGGTTCTGCGTCTGCTGGACGTTCTTTCTCCGCTCAATCTCAAGGATTGGGCGGATTAGTTGGTATATATGCCGCTGCCGCTGCTAACGTATTTGCTATTAGTGCAGCTTTTGAAGCACTAAACGCTGCCGCACAATTTGATACAATTATTAGAGGTACTGAGTCACTAGCTGCAGCCGTAGGTACTAGTGCTACCCAAGTTATTAGTTCTCTAAAAGACATAACTGCCGGACAACTTTCTATAGTAGAAGCTTCTAGAAATGCTAACTTAGCACTATCCGCTGGTTTTAATGTTGATCAAATTGAACAACTTGGGTCAGTTGCTATTAAAGCTTCTCGTGCATTAGGTAGAGATTTAGGAGATTCATTTCAAAGACTAGCTAGAGGTGCTATTAAACTTGAACCAGAACTATTAGACGAACTTGGTATTTTTACACGTATTGAGCCTGCTGTAAATGCTTATGCGCTAAGTGTAGGAAAGTCCGCAGCACAACTAACTCAATTTGAGAGAAGACAAGCTTTTGCTAATCAGGTTATTAAAGATGGTACAGAAGCTTTTAAAGACATTGATACTTCAGTTATAGGAACTCAAGAAACATTTGAAAAACTTGTAGCTAATTTTTCAGACTTAGCTATTATAGTAGGCTCTGTTGTAGCAGAACAGCTTGTTCCTTTAGCAGAATTTTTAGATAAAAATTTAGGTAATCGTATACTATTATTAGGCTCTATAGGTTTAATAGTATTTAATAGCTTGCGTGTTGCTCTAGTAGGTCTTGCTACAGCAGGCATAGCTAGTTTAAGTACTAGTTTAGCAGGGTTATCTGTTCAGTTTGGTGGTGCACGTAAAAGCGCCAGTGAATTAGCAAATGAAGCATCAGATATTTCTGAGCAATTTAAAGGTCAAGGAGCTTTTGTAGGAGGTAATGCTAGTGAAGGTGCAGCTTTAAAAAAGAGTTTAGCATCAGGTGCTTTGAGCACTAGAGAAGCTGTTAGACTACAGGGTAGAATACCAAAATTGTTAGAAGAAGAAGTAGCTTACAGAGAGCGTATTGCTAAAAGAATACAAAAAGACAATTCTTTTAAAGAAACAGGGGCAAGACTTACACAACAATCTTTAAACCGTGGACTAGCAATAGAGGCTACGGAAAAAATGATAAATGTACAACTTGCTAAATCAAATATGTTAACGAGAGGTTTTGCTAAATCATTAAATGTAGCAGCTTTAGCTGCTAGAGGCTTGGGTGCAGCATTAAGTTTTGGTCTTAAACTTCTTAACGCTTTTGGTATAGCTTTTGTTGTGTTACAAGGTTTAGGTAGTATTATTGGTTTTGATGTATTTGAAAAATTACAACAAGCTTATGATTTCTTTTTTAAAGCAGGTAAAGACTTTGCAAAAGGACAAGAATTAGTTAAGCGTAGTGTAGACAGCTCTACTGCAGCTTTAAAAAAATATGTAGATGCTGCGAGAGAGGGAGGTTTTATTGAGTCACCTGTTACTGAAGATCCTGAGGCGTTGATGAGAGAGTATCAAGGAGCAAATTTTAAAGCATTTGCTTCAGATATAGATGATGTTGCGGGACGTTCTCTTCAAACACAAATTTTTGATAAAGAAGCAGAAATTGAAAATATATTAGCTATCAATGAAGAACATAGAAAAATAAGACTTAGTTTAGAAGCTCAGATGGCAAAAGCACAAAAACGTAGTACTGACGTAAGTACAGAATATACTAAAAGTAAATTACTGCAATTAGAAGCAGCAGCAATAGCATCTGAAGGGAGGATAGCGAATGAAAGAACTAGCTTACGAGCAAAACAACAAATAGAGTTTGGAGGCTTGGAAAAATTTAATAAAACAGTAGAATTAGAAAAAGCATTACCCGCAGGTCTTGACACTCCCGCTACTGATATAAAAAATCGACTTGAAGAACTAGGAAATGCTGCAACAGACGCACGCGTAAAGTATGAGCAATTTAAAAAAGAATTTGAGCGGGCAGACGATAAACTAAAAGCAAGTAGTGATATAATAACACAGTTGAAGCTCACCATCACAGGGATGTCTGCAGATATAGATACAGAATTTGGATCCGGTTCTTTGACATCAAGAATATTTGGTATGAGTTCTGATGAGTTTGAAACTGAAATATCAGGTGCTTCAAATTCGTTGGTTGCGTTACGAACAAAATTTAAGGCACTAACAGACATTATAAATGCTGTAGAAGATCCTAAAATAATTGACCAATTAGTAGGAGATATGTCAAGATTTCTTGATACGGATAATATTGCCTTGGCTGATGTTGACTTTTTTCAACCCAAACTTATAAGAGATGCAAATAATCAAATTAAAGCATTAAGAATTGAATATAAAGGCTTTAGTAAAGATATAGTACTAAGTGCAAAGACTGGAATGGTCCCTGATGGGAGTAAACAAGGTGTCCAAGATATGACGGGTGGTATTAAAATGCTAACTGAGTTAATGGAGGCTCTAACCGCAGGTACTATAAACAATCAAACAGCTACTAAAAAATTAATGGGCATACGCAAAAATTTAATAGCTACCACGGGTAAAGGGTTCTTTGAAGGAGATCCGGGCCAAGAAGCAGATGGCTTCGCTCTAGCTCTATCAAAAGTAGAAGAACGAGCACAGGTAGTTGTTAATGAATTTAATAATATGAATGCTTTAGCTGATAAGCTAGCTAAAAAGTTTCAAAAAGCTGCAGCAGCTTTTGATGATCTTTTTACCAGTGGTACAGTAAATGCGCTTACAGGAGACATAGCTAAAAATCAAGAAGAGCAATTACGTAATGAAGCACAAAATTTAGTGCTTTTACAACAAAAAATGAATCTTTTAAAAAGTCAGAGAGATATGACTGGTACTATAGGAGAAATAGAAAGAGCCTTGACTGCAGCTGCAAAAGCCTCTTTTGTAAATCAGGTTAAGCGTGTTCCTTTAGTAGAAAAAGAACTAAAAACCCTAGAAAAAATGGAAAGAGCTGCTAGAGCACGTCTTGCACTAGAACAAGCTAAAGGTAGAGAGTTAGCTAGAAATATTGCTATACAAGAAAAAGAAGCAAAACTACAAACAGATATACGTAGAGGTGTGCAACTTGAGTTTGATAGGGGCTATTCGCGCAAGTCGCCGGCAAAGTCACCGAGTAAATTTGGCGATCAAGACATATCTACACTTAGAGGTGCTAGTAATCCAAGAGACGCTCGTGCGATGAGAGGGAAATCTCTTGCGCAAGGTGGTGACTTTGCTAATACTGCAATGGGCATCCGTGCTATGGGCGTGGAACTAGAACTCGCAGGTGTAGAAGTAGAGGATCTGATGAAAAGATTCATAATGGGAACTGATGCAATTGATATAACTAAAGCTATGAATGAACAAATAAACTCTATAGCATCAAATTCAGCACGAGCAAGAAGTAGACTAACAGGGCTGATGCAAGAGGGATTTAAATTTGATGCAACTAAAAGAGCAGGAGCTGCCATAGATAGAGAAACAGCAGCAGCAGGAGCTCAAGGAGCTTCTGCAGCAAGAGTAGCTAAAGCAGAAAATGATACTGCTAAAATATTAGATCGTACTATTCTTAAGCGGGAAGACATATTAAGAGTAGAATTAGCTTTAGAAAAAACAAAAATGCAAGAAGCTAAAAAATCTATAGGGGCACAAGCTGCTTTAGCTAGAGGAGTAGCTAAAGACGAAAAAGCTGCTATTGAAGAAAAAAGAAAACTAGTAGGTCAAGAGTTTAGAAATACTCTTGACGAGATACAAGACAGAAAAAGAATATTACTTCAACAAGATAAAATACGCATAGCTGAGTTTGAATTAGCACAGCTTGAAAGAATACAGCAAAAAGACATACTAAAACAACAAAAAGAAAATATAGATAAAAAAGCAAAAGATGATCGAGCAGCTGCACTTGCCGCATATACTCAAAGACGACATGATATTAATGTGCAAAGAGATAAAACCAACTTATTAAGAATGACTATCCAACATGACAAACAAGTAATAGCTGATAATGCTAGTTTGTTAGTTGCAGAAGGTAAAATGAAAAGTGAAGAAATGGCAGGTTTGTTAACCCAACAAACAACATTTACAGATCCTTCTGATGACCTATTAAGAGGTGTTAGAGAAATGATGAAGAGTTATTCTCGTATGCATAACACAAATTTAGCACAATTTAGAGAAGAAGAGAGTCAAATAAATGCATCTGCTGCCTCTGAAAAAGATAAGTTTGATAATCAAATTGCTGCTATAGAAGATTTAATAGCTAAAGAAAAAACTATTAAAAAAATTAGAGATGATATACAAACGAGAGCCTTATACGATCTCGATGTAGAATCAAGTGCAGCATTTCAGTTGCAAAGATTAAAGCACCTAGGTTTAGATGAAGAAATAAAAAATGTTGATAAGACTCTAAGAAAAACTCTAGCTAACTATGGTATGGAAAGTGCAGCAGCAGAAAAACTCTACAAAGAGAAAATGGAACAATTAGCTTATGAATTAAGTGCTAGAAAAAAATTAAAAGATTTAATAGTAGCAGTAACTGATGATATTAATGGTGGACTAGCCAACGCTATTCAAAAACTTTTTGAAAATGCTGCAACTAGAGGTAAGAATATAAAAGATGGTATCTCAGAAATAGGAAGAGCAATGTACGAAGATATACGTAAAACTGTTGTTAGTCAGACTATTGTTACTCCTGCTCAAGATATGATGAAGGGTTTTATAGGAGATATTACTGGATTTGACCTTAATAAAAAAGGCATTGATTCAGTTCAGCTTACTGCAGATGGATCAGTGCCTGTTACTATTAAGAGTGGCGAAGATCCTATACAAAAAGTAAAAAAAGATATAGAAGAAAAAGGTATGGGATTCTTTGAAGGATTTAAAGAAAAAGCTAAAGGAGCATTTGATAAGATAACATCAAGTCTTGGTGACTTTGGAAGCAAAGCCATGGAAACATTTAGAGGTTTAGGCGGCACTCTTCAAAAGCTATTTACTGGAGAAGGCGGTATTATGAAAAGCCTATCTGGATTCATGGACGGCTTATTTACTGGGCAGGGTACAGGTGTTGGAGCTAGTATATTTAATACTGTAGCAGGTTTATTTGGGCCTGCTGCGGCTACTGGTGGACTAGTTGGTCGATCTGGTGTTCTTAATATGGCAGCTGGTGGACAAGTAAATGCTCTTCGTGACCGCGTACCTGCCATGTTAGAGCCTGGTGAGTTTGTAATGCGTAGACCAGCTGCTAAATCTATAGGAACAGGTAATTTAAGTAGGATGAACGCTACTGGCGCTGCTGGTATGGGTAATGTACAATTTAACATTGTTAATGAAGGATCACCTAAAGAAGCCGAACAACAAGGACAGCCTAAATTTGATGCTGATAAGATCGTAGTTGACGTTGTAATGAGAGATTTACAAAGCAATGGACCTATCAGGAACGCTCTGAGAAGTGGATAAGGAAATAATATATGACTACTGCTACCTACCCTGATGATGCGCAAGCTCCTATAACAGCTTTTTCTGTTATAGCTACTACTACTTTTAATAACACTGGAACAACTAGAGTAGTTTTTAATTTACCTAGTACTGTTATTAGTAAAGGAGAAGTAACAGCTTTTGATGATGGTATTTTACAGTCCACTACTACCTATAGTCTATCTAATGCAGGACAAACCATAACATTTGCAGAAGCTCCTAATGCTACTGAGTTAGTTGTAAAAACTATAACACTACCTGAAAGATATAGATTAACTAGAACATTTCCTGAAGTAGTAGCAGCAGATTTTAGTAATACAGCCCCTACAGTAATTAATGGTAATAACTATATTGTAAACGGAGTTACTGAGTCTTTTTCTTTTCCTGCAAGCGTCAATGTAATTAGTACTAGTGACTTTATAGTATATGCTTCTGGTGTTTTTCAACAAACAACTTCTTACACATACCCTTCTGTTAACTTAGGGTTTCAGGGTATAGACATAGGTGACAATGCCGCTGTAGGTTTGCTAACTAATTTTGCTGGTAATTTAACAGATTCAAGTCCTAAAGCTCATACTGTTACTATAAATAGTGGTTCAGCTAGTTTTAGTGGGTCCAATGTTGTATTAGATGCGTCTAAGTTTATAAATGTTCCTTCAAGTAATTCTTTTAATATAGGACAAGAAACATCATTTACTTTTGATACTATTATAACTCCTGATTCAGGTGCTAGTATGAGTTCTAACCAAACTGTATTGGCACGTTTTCAAGATGCTTCTAATTATTATGCACTAAGAACTGTAGGATCAAATGCTAATGTAGGTCTTATCATAAATCAAGGAGGATCCTTAACAGAAATATACGGAGGTAACTGTAATGGCGGTACCTCGTATAGTGTTGCAGTATCTTATGATAAAACTACTGCTAATTTACGTTTATACGTACAAGACAGGCTAGTTAAACATGTAAACTACAATCCTAGTGTAGCTATTTTCACAGGTGCATTAACTATTGGGGCAAATGATGATGTATCTGGAGGCTCCGCGGCAAGTCAAGAACGGTACAAAGGTAAAATTGAGTATGTGCGTATAGCAGAGGGTGCTAGGTATAGAACAGATACTATAAATTCATTAACTACTACTGCTACAGTAATAGGTGGAGCACCTTTAGGATCTATAGATGCAATAGATTCTTTATCTCTTAGAATATTTGATTCTTCTGTTAGTGTTAGTGATAGATTTAATTCTATGGCTGATAGAAAACCTGATTCAGGATTTGGAACTAGTAAGAAATTTGCAGTAAATACCTTTACATCACAAGCAGGTTATGAAAAAAGACGATTAAAATCTAGAAGAGGTCTTAGAGCTTATGATTTACAATATACTAATATATCAGGAGTAGAAAGAACTGCAATTGAAAATTTTTATAATGCTAGAAGCGGAGAATTTGAATCTTTTAGTTTTGACTTGTCACATCTAAATGAAGCTGGTACAATTAGTACAAGATTTGATGGAGATTTACAAATAACTCAAGTTTTATCAGCAGGTACTAGTTTAACAGAAAACTTTTACACTGTTAGTTTTAAATTGCAAGAGACATATGATTAATGACTGCTAGAAATTATGACGTAATACTTACTGTTAACAATGCAATTGGATTTATTCCTGGTAATTCTGTTGTAGGCTCTACGAGTGCTACTGTAGCATTAATTGCTAATGTTAATCAAACAACTAATGAGTTAAAAGTTAAATTAAATAATGTATTACAAGAGTTTCATACTAGTGAGACAATAACTTCTAGTGCTTCTGTTGTAGGAGGTGCTAGACTTACTACCACGGTATTTACTCCTATATTAACAATTACTAGTATAAGTGCTGCAGATACTGATCGTACAGCAGGAACTTATGCTATCAGCGATTCTGATTATACAAAAACCGGTGTAGGTACTGGTGCAACTTTTAGTGTAGTAGTAAATGGTTCAGGTGCAGCAGCCGTATCAGTTACAGCAGGTGGGGATAAATTTGTTATAGGCGATGTTATTACTATAGCAGATAGTAAGTTGGGTAGTGGGGGAGCAGATCCTTTAACTTTTATTATTGCTAATATAGGCGGTACAGCAGGCACTAGTAAAACAATTACAGCCATAACAAGGGCTAATCCAGGTGTTGTAACAGCTGTTGCACATGGATTTAGTACAGGGAATCGTATTGCATTTTCAAGTGTAGTAGGTATGACACAAGTTAATGGAAATGTTTACACAATTACAGTTATAGATGAAGATACTTTTAGTATTGTCAATACTAGTTCATTTACTGCATACTCAAGTGCAGGCACAGCAAGTCTTATTAGCACTTTAACAGTTGCTGATACTTCAGGAATAAACGCTGGATATATAGTCAACTCTCCAAACAGTAATGGATATACTAGTTCACAAACTGTTACTAGTGTAGATAGTACTACTCAATTAACTATATCTGATGCTCCAAATAGTATCCCTAATGGAACAATATTATTTATTGACGAAGGTAGTAGTTTAACAAGTATTCCTTTTATTGCTAATATATTTGTATCATCTCAACAAACTGCATCAGCTACCATATCCTCACAACTTCCTAGTTCTTTTATAGCCGAAAAAAATGCTTTTACACAAAATCCTATAGTACGACTATATGAGATATATTATCCTGGTGAGTGGTTTCCAATCACTCCCGAAGGTAATCCTACAGAAGATGGTGAAGGTAGAGCTTGGCCTACTAATTTTCCTTTAAAGTTTGCGGATGTAGCTGGTGATTTAATTTCTGATTTAAACTATAATGTAACTTATGATGGAGATTCTTATACACCTTTTCCTGTAGATGTGTCAAGTATTAGTCAAGGCACTGATGGAAAAATTAATGAACTTACTTTAACAATATTTAATGTTGATAATATTATATCAGCACTGGTTGAAGATCCTTTTATTGTAGGTAACAATACTTCTAATTCATGTGTTGCTAATGTTAATGGTATACCTTGTAATGGTATTGATCCTAGAACTATTAATTTTACTCCTGCACAAGTAGGTAATGTAGGAGAAATTGCTTTTGACACGTTAACTAGAGCAAGAGCCAATGGGTTAACTTATAGTGCAGCGACAGAATCTTTTTACGGACAATCTAATTCTTCTTTTACAAAAGAACAAACTGAGAATGTAAAAGGAACTTGGAGAGAGCTTAAAAATGATTCTAGAGATCTACAAGGTGCTGTAGTTAATATTAAAACTACTTTTGCTAATTTTTTAGATGTTTGGCCTGAGCATAGTTCTGTTAAGTATGTTTCAGGAAATGTACTTGAAGTATATAATAGTATGCCTTATAGAGTAGGAGACAATGTTAGGTCATCAAAAGGTTCAACTTCTGCTACTATTGAGAGTATAGAAGAAAATAGATTTTTATTCTTATCTGGTGATTTAGAAGCTAATACTAACATAGGAGATTCTATTTTTATTATAAATGATGATGTAGATACTGAATCCTACATTGAAGATAGATTTAAAATAGATCAATTAGAATCTTTAGGTGATACCACTGCTGCCTTTGGCTTAGTTACTTGGCTTCAGTATTTTAAACAAGTAACTCCTAGACGTAAATATTATAAGAATACTTGTCAGTGGCAATATAAAGGAGAAGAGTGTCAGTATCCTGGGCCCGGAGGTGGTACTATACCAGGTACTAGTCTTACTGCTAATACCAATCCTATTGGTGTAGATAATCAAACTGCTTCAGGACCTGAAGGGGATATATGCGGCAAAAATATTTTAGCTTGTACTATAAGAAATAACTCTATACATTTTGGAGGCTTCCCTGCAACAGGACGAACAATCCCCAAACAATAATATAAAAGGTTGTATACTTCCTTGGATGCATATTTTTGGTAGTTTAAGCGGCAATTTTTATCTGTGTTGTCATGCTGAGTTTGTACCTAATACTAAAATTATGGGTACACATAAACAATCTTTAGATAGCATATGGAATAGTTTAGATTATAAGCAAGTACGTCTTAATTTTTTAAAAAATAAAATACCTACTGAATGTGTACATGCTTGTTATGATAAAGAAAAACAAGGTAGTGGGAGTAATAGATTACAAGTAAATCAACGCTTTCAAAAATATGCTTATATACAAGATAAAACTAATAGCGATGGTAGTGTGGATAGTACTCCTACATATTTAGATATTAGATTTGGTAACTTGTGTAATTTTAAGTGTAGAATGTGCGGCCCTGCTGCTTCTACAAGCTGGTATAAAGATAGCAATGATCCTAAATGGTCTAAGACCTTAGATTATTTTACAGATAATGAGAATTTTTGGAAAGATGTACCTCAGTATATCCCTAATTTAGAAGAGGTATATTTTGCAGGAGGTGAACCTTTTATACAAGAAGGTCATTATAAAATGCTTAATGTACTTATAGACTCAGGTTATGCAAAAAATATTCATGTTAGTTATAATACAAATCTAAGTTATTCTAAATTTAAAAAATATGATCTTACCCACTTATGGGGTAATTTTAAAAAAGTATCTATCTGGCCTAGTGTTGAAGGATATGGAAGCCGAGTAGAGTATTCTAGAAAAGGATTATCCTGGTCTAAATTTGAAAAACATGCTATTTTGTTTAAAGAACATATACAAACAGTTAGTTCTGTTATAAATATTTATAGTATAACTTCTATGCCCGATCTTATATTGTGGTGTAAACGTAATGGCTTTGATTTTTATGGCTCAACTCAAATAGAACCTTCTTTTCAAAGAGTTACTTGTTTACCTAAAGAAGCTAAACAACAAGTTCTTAGTATATATAAAAAGTTTATTCAAGAGTATAAAACAATATTAACATCAAATGATATAGAACAGATTAAAAGTTGGTTATCTTTTATGGTCAGTGCTGATGACTCTTTTTTACTTCCTATATTTAAAAAAGAAACTGAAAGATTAGACAAACTACGTAATGAATCTTTTACTAAAACTTTTCCGGAGTTTGCTTCATGGTACGAAAGTATATAAGTCTGCCACATTCCTACAATAATATAAATTGTATAACACTAATTAAAAGTTTTTATCACAACGAATTAAACTTACAATTTTCTTTGCCTGATTATCCCCTATCTAAGCATTGGATTAAACAATTTACTACAACTAGTATAGATAATTGGGCAGCTCAATGTGCTAAAAAAGTAAGTTTGACAAACGCCAAAGATTATGATGTAATAGCATTTAAGTCAGAAAAAACAAATTTAGTAATACATTTTGGGATGTACTTAATGCCATCTAAAATGTTACATATCGAAGAAGGGGGAATTTCGTGTGTAGAAACTTTATCAGACTATTGGGTAGAGAGTATACATTCGATTTATAGACATGACAGCTTGGTATAATAAATACAAAGATTTTCCATACTTACATTTAGGTAATAATGCTGAGACAGGGATTGATTGTTTTAATCTCTGCAAATTAGTGTATCTAAATGAATTAGAAATAGATTTTCCTTATACTACTTCTGACTTTTGTAAAATAGTAGATGAAGACTGGTATAGTAAAACACAGGAAAGATTTTTTGAAATAAACGCAAACGAGAAGACAGGGTGGAGAAAAGTTAAAGAACCACAGCTTTATGATATTATAACTATGAGTTTAGGTTCTACAAATATAACTAATCATTGTGCTTTATATGTAGATAGAAATAAAATACTACAAACTATGATAGATCATAAAAGTTGGATTGCTCCTTATGGGAATTACTATAAACAATATACTACGGGGGTATATAGATGGAAAGATTTGTAAAACTAGTTGAGGATATGAACGCACATGCTATGCAAGATTATCCTAGAGAATGTGTAGGAATTATAACTAATGATTTTACTTATATACGTTGTACTAATACCTCTCCTTATCCTAAAACAACTTTTATATTAGATCCTGCAGATTTAGTTAGAAATGATGATAATATATGGGGTATTTTTCATTCCCATCCTGGTGAAGATAATCCTATACCTAGTAGAGAAGATAAAGTAAGTGCAGCTTTTCAAGAATATAAGTTTTTAGTAGGTTTTAATAATAAATTTTTTATATATTGGCTAGACCATAATGTAGACGCACTCATATTTGATGAGTTTAAGGAAGAACATCTTGTTAATTAATATTAAAATACATTCAGCATATAATAAGTTTTTTGAAGAAAAAGAATACACTTTTGATGCGTATATTGCAGCGGATGTTATGCATTATCTTAAGGCTGTACACCCTAAATTTTCTAAGTATATGACACAGATTGGTTCTGGAGACTCTGATGAATCTTTTTCTCTACTTGACAGTAATTTAAAAGAGATTACTGAAGAAATGCTAGAACTTAAACATTTTAAAGATGGAGACACTATACATTTAGTTCCTAATATATGTGGTGGCGGCGGTAAATCAGGTAGAAAAATGTTTATGATTGCTGCTGTTATACTGTTAGCTATGACCCCTCCTGGACAAGCTATGTTAGTAGGTCTGAAGGCAAAAATAGCAACAGGTATGGCTGCAGGTAAAGGTTTAAGTTTATTTGGTCAAGTGGCTTTAAATATAGGTATGTCTATTATAGGAAGAATGTTTACTAAGTCTCCTGCTGCTAGACAACAACAAAAAACTACAGAATCTACTACTAGAGATAATGGAATGTTTGGTAGTCTAACTAATAGTTCTGAGAGTGGTACTCCTATTGCTTTAATATATGGACAACATAGAGTAGCTGGTCAATTTTTAAGTGGATATATAAGTTCTATTCCTCATGGCAGTGGAGACCAAATTAGTGTAGGAGCGCAGTTCGATGGCGATTAGAAATTTTGTTAATCATTCAAATACTCTTGTTCCCCAAATACAAGGTGCTAAAGGCGGTAAAGGTGGGGCACAACAAGAACCGCATACTCCAGTAGAAGATCCGCAAAGTTTATTTTCTACTGATATTCTTTTTGTAGTAGTAGGTCTTGGAGAGGGTCCGCTATATAGAATCAATCCTAATGGTCCTCAAGACATAGAACTTGGAGATAGTTCCATTGATGATTTAGTTAATTTAGATGGAGATGGACTTGAACAAACTAAAAAATTTAAAACACTATCTACTACTGGCACACCAGTACAAAGTAGATTAGATGTATTTGGTGAAACTACAACTACTCCACAAAACTTTGCATCTCCTGTTTCATTAAAAAGTGGTAGTAGTGGTATACCTGCCTCTGGAGTTACTTTACAAGAAACTTCTGCTAAAGACTGGGATGCTTTGGAATTTCAATTTCAAATAGGATCTCTACAAAGAATTACAGATAAAGGCGATGTGTTACGGCACAGTTTATCAGTAGGTATTACAGTTTTTGATAGCACTGGTGCAGCTCAAATTGCCAGTGCTAGTAAAACTGTTAGTGGTAAAACAACTGTTAGTTTTAAATTTGCTGTAAAGATTCAAATACCTGAAGCTAGTAAAAACACCAATGGTTATAAATTTTCAGTTAGTAAGACATCTAGTGATTCTACTAGTTCAGGTACTACTGATGATGTGAGACTAATTGGATGGAATGAGATAGAAAATTCTCCACAAGCATATCCTAGAACTGCTCATATAGGTTTTGCATTAAAAGCTACTGACGAACATAGTGGTGTTCCTACTTTTACTAGCTTAGTAAAAGGTTTACTACATAAGGTTCCTACTAACTATAATCAACCTACATTAGTTAATGGAGAAATTGATTGGAGACATATAGAAGTTCCTGCTACAGGTGCTGATAGTGCTGCAACAGCTGGTTATTATCTACAACAAACAGGAACAGCTGTTCAAACTAGTTCTACTATTAACATATATAATGGCACCTGGGACGGTACTTTTGTATATTCATGGTCACAAAATCCTGTATGGATTATATATGATATATTAACAAATAAAACATATGGACTAGGCGTACCAGAAGGTAATATTGATAAATATAGGTTTTATCAAATAGCTCAGTTTTGTGATGCTTGTGACTATACTACTGGTAATTTTATAGGAGTAGATGGTATTGCTGACGGTACTTTTAGAAGTAAACCTAGAAATACTTTTACAAGTACACGAGAAAATCAACTAGGTATAGCTCAAGGTACCAAGATAAAAGAAAGAAGATTTACCTTAAACTGTGTTATTGCAGATCAAAAACAATCATTTGACACTATTAATACTTTAGCTGCTAGTTTTAGAGGAGCTCTAATATATGCACACGGTAAGATAACTATGGCATGTGACTTACCTGATGAAACTCCTGTTATGGTATTTAATGAGACTAATATAAAAGAAGATACTTTTATAATAGCCGGTAATAAAGAAAGTGATGTATTAACAGGGGCAGATATTAGCTATGTAGATCCCGGTAATCATTATAAAAGAGAAACAGTACGTATAGATCAACTAGGAAGTAATGATGGTATTAAAAAAACTGAAATAGAAAACTTAGCGTCATTAGACGTGCCTGGCGTTACTCGAAGAGGGCAAGCTCTTAGGTATGCTCAATATCAGATTGCTTCGTCTAGATATTTACGAAGAACTTGTAATTTTACTACTAGTACTGATGCGCTACAGTTAGTACCTGGAGATGTAATTGCAGTATCACAACAAGTTAATGGTGTGGCCTATGGTTTTGGTGGTAAGATAAGAGCAGATTCTCCTGTTCAATCAAGTAATACTAATGTATTTTTAGAACACTATACTGTTCCTTCTTTAGCTTCTACAAATTTTACTGCTAATACTGGTCCTTTAGTACTTAGAGTTATAAAAATGGTTAATGATAAGATTGATGTATACATATTATCTAAAACTAAATTTGCATTAACAACTACTGATGCTGTAAATTCTGGTATAGATCAAGCTATTGTAAACCCTATTAAAAGATATAATCCTATTACTAAGGTATGGGATAACTATACTGCTTTCACTGCTAATACAGCTCCTGCTAAGGGAGATTTATGGACTTTCGGAGAAATAGACTCTGAAGGTGATATATATAGAGCTAAAAGTGATAAACTATTTAAAGTAACACAAATAGAAAGAGAAATGGATGATGAAGAAGTTAAGCTACAAGCTGTTGAATATATATCTAATGTATATGTAGATTCTGATACTTTTATTGATTACAAACCTACTGCGTATACAGATATACAATCTGCATTATCAGTACCTCCTGTTCCTCAATTTGATTTTGTTACTAGTGCTAGAAGAAAACTAGATGGATCAGTAGTTATTGATGGTTTAATAAAAACATCAACAGAAAAAGCTGGTTTTGGTATTACTTATGTTACAGAATATGAGTTATCTAAACCATTAGGAGCTACCTTAGTAGCAAATGCAAATTTATCTGGTATTAATAACCAAGTTATTCATGTAGAACATGCAAATGTACTAATAGGTGATGTAAATCCTATAACTTTGTCTGGTAAAAATGGTTTTAGTAGTATTGTGGGTGAGGTCAAATTACTATGCACTGCTGTTAATGTTGTAGATACTGTTGGCGGTACTCAAGATGGTAATATAGAATTAACTTTATCTGGTTTTGGACAGGTATTCGATGAAAATTTTCAAACTGATTTGTTAGATGCTAATGATGCTTCTGTTTTTGGAGCTTTAAAAGGTACTGATCATGTTACTATTCCTATTAAAGAAAAAGATCAACAACAGGGCTTATTAAATTTTGTAGGCTTTGCAGGTATTATAACTGATTTAAGTCAACCTATTACTGGTTATACTCTTGCTACAGATAAATTAAAGATAGAAAATAAAAGAACCAGTGATGTAACATTAGTTAATAAAATACCTGAAGCTCCTTTTTATGTTACTTTAAATCAACTTTTAGATTCCAGACATTATTCTAATAATAGTTTTTACGTATCTGGCTATGAAGATACTTTTATAAAAAGTGGTGAAATAAATGGTGCTGTTACTAGTACTATTGATCTACCTGTTACACCTAGAGATAAAGCTTTTATTAGATTATTTGTAGATGGTACTTTAAAAAGTTCTGGTCAGTTTGTATTTAACAAAAATGATACAGTTCCCTTAAATAATGCAAATATAGTATATACAAGTACTGCTACTGAAACAGCTTTTAGAGCAGAAGTAGATTATTACACTGTACCTGTATTTGAGATAGGAGATAATGTACAATCTTCACATGCTAATGTATTTAGTGTAGCTACTAATAGTTATGATCCTACATCTCCTAAGTATAATGCCGCATTAACTGCTAACTCTATATTTAGAATACATACAGGTTCTAAACCTAATTCTAATTTAGCAGGATTTACCTTTACTAATATAAGTCCTGATCCTGTAGGTTCTTTAGGCAATATTTCAGGAGGTTCAGGTACTTTTGACTATGATACTGCTACTTTTCCAGGTAGATTTGTTTTAGCTAATAATAGAGTATATAAATTAGAAGTTGGATCTGATTTTGAATCTATATTTCTAACTAAAGATATGCTAATACAAGACTTAGATGTAGGAACTACTTCTATAAGAGCTAGAAATAAAACTAGAGGTGGAAGGACTAGTGCTTTTAATAGTAAATCCTTAAATATTGATCCTATCCCTATACAAAAAGTAGAAAATATTAATATTGTAGAATCTTTATACCGTGAGCAAACTGGTGGGGTAGCTGTACGTGTTACTATACAATTCGATCATATTCTACAGCAAAATGTTACAGATTATGAAATATCATATAAATTAGACTCAGTAGATGATGTTGGTGTAGACGATGGTGGTACTGATTTAACTTCTTTTAATACTGTAAAAGTTCCTGCTACTGGTGTAGATTCTGATGGTAAACTTAGGTTTACTGTTAATGGAGTAAATAGAGGCCAAACTAGTGATACCAGAAATATTGTATTTAGAATTGTACCTTTAAACAAAGAAATAAGAGGTATAACTGCTAGTATAAGTAAATCTATTATTGGTAAAACAGCTAAACCTGCTAATATATTTAATTTTACAGGAGGACAACAAACTGATCAAATTACCCTACTATGGTCTTATCCTCGTACTAGTGATGGAGAATTAGCAGATATTGATTTAAAAGAAGTGGTAATAAAACGCCTATCAGGAATTCAAGCAGCTACTATTGAAAATTTTGTTGTTGCAGACGATTTAGTTACTGTCTCAGCAGGTACTGCTCGTAAATCAATTCCTATTGATACTTTTGGAGAATTTAGTTACTTAGCTAGAACTAGAGATACCAGCGGTAATTTTAGTGATGATGTAGTAGTTATAACATTAACTACTAGTAGACCTATTAGAAGTACTGTAATAAAAGCCTATAATGAGGATTCACCTACTACTACTTTTGCCGGTATAACTAATGATAATAGTGCAGAGACTAATTTTCCCTCTTTTACAACTTCTAATAGTGGTGGACTAGCCTATGTAAATAAAGGTGATGGGCACCCTAGTTCTATTGTTGATAATGCAAATGGTACTGCTACTGGTTTCTCAGCTACTAGTTCTGCTACTGATTTATTAGCTAGTGAGTCTGCAGAGTATATAACATCAATTAGAGATGCAGGGGCTACTATTACAGGAGCAGTATTTGTAGATATAGAAGGAACTCAAGCAGTAGAAACTACTTTTAATGATTCTAAAGAAACGTATTTATCTGGTGTTACTGATGCTTCAGGTACTGCTGGTGTACTAAAAGATGCAAGTTTTGGAGGAATTGGTCATGTACTAGGATTTAGTAATACAGCAGTAGTAAATCCTAGATTTGATTCTAATAATCAAACTTTTATGACAGGTGGTGCTTCAGGTAATGTATTTGCTATCTGGGACGACGGTAAGTACACAGGTAATGTGATAACTATTACAGGAATTACAAAAGCTAGTCCCGCCGTTGTAACTACTAGTGGTAGTGAGCATGGATTAGTAAATGGTAATAGAATTATTATTCATGATGTAAATGGTATGACTCAGATAAATGATAGAGAGCTATATGTTAATAGAGTAAATGCTACTAGTGTTCAATTATATACTAATGCTGCTAGGAGTGCAGCACTTAATTCAAGTGGTTTTGGCACATATACATCTTCTGGTGTTTTAGATCAAGGTGACTATGCAAATGCTAATTCCTATGCGTTAATAGCAGGTGTTGTAGATGCAGATGAAATTAGACTAGGAGCTTCTTATTTTGCAAATGGAGATGCTACTGGTGGAAATGTATTGGCAAATATAACAACTGCTGCAAGTAGTTATAAGTTAGTAAATTTTAAACAGTATGTTGATACTGGTTCTGGTGATACTTTTGCAGGTACTTTAGGAGCTGTTACTAGTCAAACTCTAATTAGAACTACTACTGCTGCAAATGCTGAATTATATTATGCTAATGGTAATGTTAATATAAATGAGTTTGTTGGTTCAGCAGTTAACGACGGTTTTCAAACATACCAAGCAGGTAGTAGAACCTTTAGACAATTTCAACTAAAATTTATTGTCAAAAATAACCAACCTGATGAATTTGACTTTACAATTGATAAATTTAGGTATACTATAGAAAAGGATACAGTTACTTTTACAGATACTACTGCATATAATGCTACTACTAAAACTATTGATATTACTAGTGCAGGTTTTTTAACTAGACCTGTTATAAGTTACTCAATGATAAATGAAGATTCTAACAAACCTCATATAGTAGTAACTACTGCAGCTTCCAATGAGGCAGTTAGTTATCAAGTATTTAAGAGTGACGATGGAGGTGCAGGATCAACATCTTCAGGTATGTCTGTAATGATGACAGCAACGGGAGTATAAATGGCTTTACAAGATTCAAATACATATATTGAACCAACAGCAGGTACAGCATTAAATAGTGCTCGTACTCAGTTCAATAACTCTATGAGGTCACTTTTAACTAATTTTAGAAGCTCTAGCCCTCCTGCTACTGTAAATATTACTGCATCTGGTGATGGTATTTCCGTACCAGATGGAACTATAATGCAATTTGCTAATGCAAATGTTAATGCTCTATTTATTTCTGATTCTACTAGTAAAAAGAGTTCTCATATTGGTGGTAACTTTACTAGAGTAGGTATAGGCCATAGAATAGAAAACGGTATTGTATCTTTAATGTCTAATGTTAGTCATTATGATATAGGTGAGCTTGTAGCTACTGTATCTGAAAACGGTACACTAGCTGCTAATTCTAGAGTCTATTTAAAAACAAGTAATACCGCTGCTGATGCTTCATTTTTTGATATTGGAACTCCAGGAACTGGTCAAGTTGTTAATACTATGATTGCTATTAGTGGTGTTACTTCTGATAGAGTTAATTTAACAACAAGTGGAGTAAGTACAAATAATTTATCAGTAACTGCGACCACAGCTGGTGGAGGTAAGAAATGGTTTCCAGAAGCTACAGGAGTAGGTCACGCAGCTCTTAAAATATCAAGTATAGGTTCTAGTGACAATACTGCTATACTATTTAATTTTGGTAGCTCTAGCGCTAATGTATCTTTAGCACATACACCAGGTGTTGCAACTACTAAAAATGGTTTAAATATTATACAACAGGATGGTACCTATGCACCTATAGCTGCTAATGTTATATTATCTTCTGCGATTACAGGTTCGGGTACAGCACCCGTACCTTTAATTCCTGTAGGAACTATCGTAGCTTATGGACCAGATTCTACTCCTGCAGGTTGGGCACATTGTAACGGTCAAAGTTTAGTTCGGGCTACTTATCCAGCATTATTTGCTGCAATAGGGACTACCTATGGAGCAGGTGCTGATGCTGGTAATACTTTTGGTGCTCCTGATTTAAGAGATAAAACCTTAGTAGGTAAAGGCGGAGCTGTTACTAGTCACGGAAACGGTGCAGGAACTTTAGCATCAGGAGGTACTATTACTACTGCATCTGGATCTGCTTCTTTATCTACTTCAACAGGTTCAGCATCTACTGGTGTAAAAGATGCAGGTGGTATAACTGTATTAACAGCAGTTAGTGCAGGGGGCCATACACATACAGCAGTGATTCCACATGCTGTTGCAAGATATATAATAAAAACATAGAGGGATATTATGGAATATATAAAATTTCACATAGACGAAATGGAACAAGAATTTGTATTCTGTGAGTACAGAGTAATTGAAGAAGACACAAAAGGACCACTTATATCTAGAGCTTTTCCTTTTGCTAAAATTATAGAAAAAGAACCAAAAATTCAACAATTAGTTGATGGCTCTATTATAGGAATTTATTATGAGCAAAGAGGTAATAATTCTACCAGTGAAAGACAATGGATTGATAGGATTGAGCCTCTAGAAGAGGAAGTGATTACCTGGATTATAGCTCTAGTAAAGAAGATATGTATAGAAGAAGTGTATGATGAATTACTAAAGCCTCCAACAATCGATGAACAAGTTGAAGACTTTATAAAAGAATTTTTTGAAGAAGGCGATTCTGAACCGCTAGAACAAAAAGACTTTTTAGCTGAATTTTTTGAAGAGTTAGAGCCACTAGAACAAAACTCTCCAAAACAGAATGATCCGTTAGCTACTTTTTTTGACGAAGATTCTGATAATACATTAAATGATAGAATAGAAAAAAGATTTAATAATACTTCATTAGAAACAGTAGACTTTTTAGCTGAGTTCTTTGAACAATTAGATGATGATGAAGTATAATATTTAAGGAGCTAATATGGCGCTAACGCGTGTAACATCTACAGTATTAGAAGCAAATGCAGTATCTGCAGAAAAAATGGCTAATGGATCACTAGTAACGAGACTCTATGGTGTAAAATCGATTGAAGCTGAACACTTTGCTACTAGCGCTAATGCGTTTAGTCTTACTACTAATATAAATTTACTGACTGCTAATTTAAATCAAACTACTGCTAATATAGCAGCAGCACAACTAAATGTAGCTTTAGTTAGCGCTAATACAGGCGTTGCAATGCTTGCTAATATAAATCTTAACGCAGCTAATACCATACAGTTACAAATTAATTTAAAAGCTAATGTAAATTCTGTTAAAGCTAATGTAGATGCTGCAGAAGCTAATATTGCAGGTATACTTGATGGTAGCACATTTACTGGCCAAGTAAATATGAGCGATGATCTGGTTATTCAAGGTAATTTGACTGTACTTGGTGACAGTATTACTGCTAATACTCTTAACTCTGTTGTTCAGGATAGATTTATACTTTTAGCTAATTCTGTAACAGGAGCACCCAGCGCCGATGTAGGTATCTTTATGAATAGGGGTACATCAGGTAACGCTGCTCTTTTTTATGATGAATCTACTAAATCATTTACAGTAGCAGAGACTAGAGATCCCGACTCTAATGTTATTATTAGTCCTACAGGTTTAGCTAACTTAGTAGTAGGCACACTCAAATATAATGGGGCAGATTTAAATACTGCTATCACAGATAATCGCTCAGGTGCTATATCTACTGTATACAAAGATAATCTTACAGTTTCTCGTGCCGTAGTTTCTGATGGAAGCGGTAAGATTATTGTTTCTGATGTAACTTCGACTGAGCTTGGATATCTAGATGGTGTTAGCGGTGCTATTCAAACTCAGTTGGATGCAAAAATAGCTACTACTGCTTCTGCTGCTAATGATTTTGTAACTTTTCAAAGACTAAATGCTAATATTAATGTAGTATCTGGTAATGTTGCTGTGGGCCTATCAAGAAAAGTAAATGTAATATCAAGTGCAGATGGAGAAGGCTCAGGTAATAATAATTTTTTTGTAGCTACTCCAGCAGGAGGTAATCCCACTGCTATTGATAATATCTCTGTAAGTATAAATGGGATAATGCAAGCTAAGACAACAGATTTTATATATACTGCTGGTTCAGGTAAAGTTACTTTTAAAGATGCATTAATTCCAGATGGCTTAATTGTGCAGATTACTTCTTTTAATCCGCCAACCTAATGAGAAAATATAAACAACTTACCACTGAATTAACTTTTAGATGTAATGCTAAATGTCCTGCTTGTCATAGAGTTAAGCCTCTTCGTATTAATTTAAATGATAAAAAATATACTATATCATTAGATAGCTTTAAACAATTATTTTACCCTGAACTACTTAGAAATTTAGAATGGCTAGTTATTAATGGTAATTTTGGTGATTCTGTTATGAATAAACAGTTTCGTGAAATTATAACATATGTTAAACAGCATGATACTAGAATTTTAATACATACTAATGGTGGTATACATGATCATAACTATTGGACTGATGTTGGTAACATACTAACAAAACGTGATATTATTAATTTTGATATGGATGGTTTATCGGATACTCATTCTAAATACAGGATTAACACTAAATTTGAGAATGTATTTAATAATGCTTGTTCTGTAATTAAAACTAATAATGCACAAGTACATTGGAAGTATATAGTATTTGAGCACAATAAACATCAGGTAGAAGAAGCTAGACAAATGGCTTTAGATCATAATTTTCATACATTTTCTACTGTTAAAACTTCTAGAGATGTATTTGCTCCTAAAACAGGTAAATTTGTACACTCTAAAAAGAGTAAAGAAAATATGGACAAAGCTGAACGAGTTATAAAATGTGTATGGGATAATTGGGGAAAATGGTATATTTCTCCAGAAGGTTTAGTATTTAGATGTTGTTGGACTGGTGGTCATTATTATGATGAGCAACAGTATAATTTTTACTATCCTCCTAAATTTGAAAATTTATTTAATGGTTTTCATGTTCCTTTAGAAAAGATTTTAAGTTACGACTACTGGAATAAACTACAAAATTACTTAAAAGGGTATGACAGATCCTTTAAACTTTGTAAATCACAGTGTGGTAAAATAGTATCTTCTATTGAGAAAACAGAAGAAAACTTAGCAACAGGGCAACGAACATTTTTTGGTTCAGATAATCAAATGGGAAATTAGTCTAATACTAAGTTTAAAAATTTGCCATAACCAAAAAATTAAAGTATTCTACATGTAAGAATTAATTTGTAAAGGGATAAGCTATGGAGTATAAAGGTATAGACATAGGTAACTGGGAGTATGAAGGACCTAAAGACTTTGTTATAAAGTTGATAGATACTTTTGGCACTCCTAAGTATGTTGAGAAAAATCCTGATAATGGTGAAGCAAATTCTGTTACTTACAAAAATATTGACGGATTTGACATAGTTAAAATTGTAGATTCAAATACAAATAAACTACATCCTTATCCTGCAAAAATTTATGTAGAAGGTAGTTTATACTTTACTGTACCAAAATCTATGGTTGGACCACTTAAAGCAGCATCACCTACTATTATGATTGATGAGTTAAATCAGCTTGTTACGGGTAAATGTTCTAGTTTAACGATTGCGGCAGCAACAGTTCAGTTTGTTATAGATGCTGTAAATGGTAATGCACCTCCAACAGAAGAAGAGTATGATCGTAGAATTACAAGAATAATTAATGATAATGTATTAGATCCTCAAATCAGTTGGTGGGAGGATAACTTAAAAGAAATGCCTCAAGAGAGAAAAGCATTTGATAGAGAAAAAATGATTGAAAAAGATGGACACACTGACGTAGCGTCATCACGTAGAATGTGTATGACAATTATTGAAGATGCTCAAGATATAATCAGAGCACTTCCTAAAGATGGAGAAGCTTCGTTACCCACTTGGTGGACTAATAAGTTAG